AACTAAAAATTTAATACTCGACATTTAACAACACAAAAAAACAGTCAGCAGAAAAAGGAAAGGAGAACAATAAAAAAGCGCTCGTGAAAGCGCCATTCGGTATATATTCGTACAACTATTATATCATACGAGGAGCTTTCATGACGTTTTTTCCAGAAATTAATATACAAAAGACTAAATCAAACGCTAAGCGAAAACTAAGAGAGTATCCACGCTGGCGTAGGATCGCTAATGATGTAGATACTCAAAAAGTGACAGCCACTTATTCCTTTGAGCCTAGACAATCACACGGAACTCCTAGTAAGCCAGTTGAACGCTTAGCACTCAACCGTGTGTCAGCTGAACAAGAATTAGAAGCAATTGAGCAATCAGTTAGTATGATATTGGAGCCAGAAAAGCGTAGGATTTTGTATGACAAATACCTATCTCCTTACAAAAATGCAGATAAGGTTATTTATACAGAATTATGTATGTCAGAGAGTTTTTATTATGACACGCTAGATGCTGCATTATTAGCTTTTGCAGAGCTTTATAGGGAGGGTTCTTTGATTGTAGAGCAAGGAGTTTTTGACTAGTTTTTATACAGTAATACAATAGTTTATACATAAAAATATGTGTTAATATAGTATTATCAAAATAGCAAGAAGAGATAATCATTTACCAACAGGCTATTTATTTAGTCGTCAACTTTAACTACTATCGAACTTGCTATTTTGTAGCTAAAAGGCGAGATAGGGTGTTGAGACGTAGCTCAGTTGGGGGAGCGATATGACTATAAAGGGTCTGGAACGTACGCAGGTTCGAATCCTGCCGTCTCAATAGTGGTTATTTCAGCCACTAGAGCAATACAGCGGGCGTGGGACATGGAGCGGAGTTATAACCGTTTTTGTGTAGACCTTATGGTATTAATCACGTTCGATTCGTGATGGGTCTATAGGCTTACTTTAAAAATAAGCACTAGTATCTCTACGGGGACCTTTGCGCAAAGTAAGACTAAACCGTTGGAACATGAACCGTGATTGGAAAACGGTAGAGGTAGCGCCTTGATAATTGGATTGTCGACGGTCTGATTATATGTGTCGGTTCGATTCCGACTGTTCCTGTAGCTGCGTTTGCTAAAAACACGCATTAAGTTATAGTCTTAGTGGTGGAAAACGTCGTTTAACTGTTGTACGGAAACAACAGCGCAACTATCATGCGATAACAGATAGCGTTTAGGGCACGTTACTTGACGAGACAAGCGTGAAGAGGCGTTTAGTGTTAGTCGTCCGAATAAATAAACACTCAGTCATCACATTGTGGTGGCTTTTTATTATGCAAAAAGAACCACAACAGTGGCTCTTATGCTTGTAATTTTAATTCAAGTGCTTCAGTAAGGACTTGAGAAAAGTTGAGGTTTTTATCTTCGGCTGCGTTGTTCAACCATTCAGGAATAGTCACGTTTTTGCGTACCTTCTTAGAGTGATATTTTTTCATGTAGGCGATCATATCAATGCCAATTAAAGCAATATCAGAATCAGGATACTGTTCTTTTAAATCAGAAACGGAGCTTGCCTCTGGATAGTCAGTATAATCTTCAAGGGCAAAACCTAAGACTTCAACAGCCATTTCGTAAGCTTCTTGAAAGTTTTCACCTTGAGTAATGGCTTCAGGGACATCTGGAAATGTAACCATGATATAATCTGAGTCTTGTGTAAATATAGCTGGATAAACTAACATAATGATTCTCCTTTGATTATTGTGAGATAAGCAAGTCATCTTGTCAAGCGGATTATTTCAAACCCGCTTGTTTTAAGATGGTATCTTCAAGACCCTTACCAAGGTCTTTATTGTGCATTGGAACGATTGTTTGGTGTCCTAAATCATCACGAAGTTTTTTATGACTACCGTTTTGACTAATTTCATAAAACCCGTTCTTTTTAAGCAATTTAATCATTTGCTTAGGGGTCATTGGCATATTGCTTACCTCACTTTCTATACTTATATTATACACATAAAAGATATATTTGTCAAGCAAAATGCGCATAAAATACTTACTTTATTGAGGAGGAATTATGAGACCACAGAAGCTAACTATTTCTAGAGGCAGACGAACGACTGTTGACTATGATGATAGATCAGCAGAGTATAGAGACTACAATCGTAATCGTTGGAAGTATGACAAGAAGACTAAGCAGTTCTACAACTCTAAGATATGGAGAGAGACAAGCAAACAAGTCTTGCTACAAAGCGACTATGTTTGTGCAATGTGTGGAGGAGAAGCAACGATGACTGACCACATTATAAGCGTCAAAAAAGATTGGAGCAAAAGATTGGACTGGAACAACCTGCAAGCAAGCTGTAAAGCTTGTAATGATATTAAAGCAATACGAGAAAGATTTAATAGATAAAACGGTCATATATTAAAAACAGGGGAGTATTCCACAATAACATACGGAATATACCCCATCTTTTTTTGAACAGGGCTACATTGTTCGTGTTTTTAAGAACGCGCCCTTTTCCGTGCAAAATATTCCCTTTTTGAAATTTTTGAACTGTCAATTTTCGTGTAAAGGAGGTAACTTTGGGAAGAAAATTAAAGGTGGTTGAAACAACAAAAAAACACCTCACAAAAGAAGAAAAAATAGCAAGAGAAACCGCGCAGAATAAGGCTTCTGACGGACTTGATAAATTACAAATAACGCCCCCTCGGCATCTCAATGAGGTGGCTAGAGCGGAATATCGTAGAATCATAAATGACCTCCAGACCCTACCCGTAAGAAACCTCGATAGAGGCCTTCTAGAACTCTATTGTTCTTGGTATGCAATCTATAAAGAGACAACCAAGAAATTAGATGAAATTGGTTATTTTACAAACGACCCGGATAAAGGGTTGATTCCAAGTCCGCTCATTTTAACATTGGAAAAAGCTACTGCGAATATCAGAAGTAGCGCTAGTCAATTAGGGCTGACAGTAGATAGTCGTATGAAGATGTTTATACCTAAAGAAGAAGAAAAACAAAAAAGTATATTTGATAAATTTGGCGGTTAGTTAGAAAGGAGGTCATGACAATAGAATACGATTATTCAGCAATTAGCGACATTTATAAAGATGACACTTTTTATTATGCAAAAAAGATTGTTGATGAAGAGATTAAAGCAAGCAAGAAAGTGTTTAAGGCTTGTTTAAGACATTTGAATGACCTCAAACGTATAGAAGATGAAGATTTTAAATTCATCTACTTGCCACAAAAAGCATCTGATCCAATTAATTTCATTGAGATTTTACCAGACGTCAAAACAGGAAAACCTTATCCATTAGCAATGTTCCAAAAATTTATTATTGGGAATTTATATGGATGGCGGAAGAAAACAGACCATTCCTTAAGACGTTTTAGAAAAGCTATGATTTCTGTTGCTCGTAAAAATGGTAAAACCATTCTTATAGCTGGTATATTGCTTTATGAATTTTTGTTTGGTCACAATCCGTCTATGAGTAGGCAATTGTTTTGTACAGCGAACGACCGCACGCAAGCTAAAATAGCTTGGGATATGGCAAAAAAGCAGTTAGCTTCCTTAAGAGCAAAGGATGCCGATGTCAGAAAAGCTACAAAGATTGTCCGTGATGAACTAAAAAACTTACATGATGAATCTTATATAAGGGCGCTTAGTCGTGATACTGGCGCAGTTGATGGATTTGAACCGTACGTTGGAGTGTTGGATGAGTTCGCAGCGTCAAAGACAAACGAAATGTTAGAACTATTGGAATCTGGTCAAGGACAGTTGGATAATCCGTTTATCTTAATCATTTCAACGGCTGGTATGGATTTGAATGTTCCGATGCACACAATTGAGTATCCATACATTACTAAAATACTAGACGGAGAAATCACAGACGAGGGCTATTTTGGCTATGTCGCAGAGCAAGACAACGAGGAGGAAATTAAAGATGAAACGAATTGGATAAAATCTAATCCAATTCTCGAAGTCGATACTCTACATGATAAGTTGATGGACTATCTAAGAACTCGTCGTAAGGTATCTCTAGAGACTGGAGAAGTCAACAAAGTGTTGATCAAAAACTTCAATATGTGGCGTCAATCCAGCGAAGAATCATATATAGATAAACAGTCGTGGGAGCTTGCTAAGATTGATAAGCCAGACACATACAAGCGTAGGGTTTGGCTAGGTGTTGACGTTGGGCGTGTAAGTGACTTGTTTGCCATTAGTCCTGTTGTTATGATGGATGATTATTGGTATGTTGATAGTTTTTCATTTGTAGCTACAAAGTATGGCTTAACTGCCAAAGAAAAGCGAGATGGTGTATCTTATAGCAATCTAGAACGTCAAGGATATTGCGAAATAACAACCCTTGAGAGCGGGGTTATAGATGATGAACGGGTTTTGGAAAAAATAGAGGAGTTAATCTATATAAACGAATGGGAAGTACATGGGATTTGCTTTGATCCATACCAATTCGGAACACTACTTACAATGATTGAAAAAAGACATCCGGAATGGCCTCTAATAGAAGTTTCGCAAACGACAATGGTGTTAAACATGCCGACAAAACAATTTCGTGACGACCTTAAAAAAGGCAAAATAAAGCATTCTGGCAATCCACTATTGACCATGGCTGCTAACAACGCTTATATTAAAACCGATAACAATGGCATGAGGATTGACAAGAACAAGAATAGCAACAAGATTGACCCGCTAGACGCAGTTCTTGACGGTTATGCTGTATGTTACCTAGAACCATTTGACGGTTCTGGCTACTGGACAAGCGAGAAAATTTTAGGAGGAGAGACGCTATTTTGATTGGTTTTATTTTAAAAAACATACATACATTGATCTTGCTGGTAGGTTTGGGACTGTTGATATACGGTCTTTTTTTATTTGGTGATAAGGTTGGTTTTATTGCCAGCGGAATTATATTAGTTATTTTAGCTATCTATGTAGATAGTGTAGGGGGAAGAAAATGAACAAACGTATTAAGAAAAAACGCAAACTAGAACACTATATCGCTTCACTCATCGCAGAAAACGTTATGTTTTCAAAGGAATTAATCAAACAACATGAACGGATTGAACAACTTGAAAAAATTGTAGAGCATAACGCACAAGCGACTAACAATGAACTTAGTCGCATCAAAAAACACTCAAAGAAAAAATGGAAAAATAACGTCACCTTACCTATAGAAAGGAGGTGAGAATCTATGAGTTTTTTTCAACCTTTGGGAACTTCAAAGGTATCGTATGACGATTATATAGCGTCAGTCTTAGCTGGTGACGTCTCACAGCAGTATCTAGGTGTATCAGCCTTAAAAAATAGCGATGTCTTGACAGCTACGTCTATTATAGCTGGTGATATAGCTCGTTTTCCGCTCGTTAAAAAGGATATAAACGGGGATATTATCCACGATGAGGATATTAACTACCTATTAAATGTAAAGTCCACAAACAACGCAAGTGCTAGGACATGGAAGTTTGCCATGGCTGTTAATGCAATTTTAACAGGTAATTCGTTTTCTCGTATCTTGCGAGACCCTAAAACTGGTCAAGCTTTACAATTTCAGTTTTATAGACCGTCTGAAACTACTGTTGAAGAAACAGAAAACCACGAAATCATCTATACATTTACGGATACTTTGACTGCTAAAGAGATAAAATGTTTTGCACACGATGTTATTCACTGGAAATTCTTCAGCCATGACACAATACTCGGAAGGTCTCCGCTATTATCGCTAGGCGATGAGATAGACTTACAAACGGGTGGTATCAATACCTTAATTAAATTCTTCAAAGATGGTTTTTCTGGTGGTATCTTAACTATGAAAGGTGCTCAATTAAGTGGAGAAGCGCGTCAAAGAGCAAGACAAGACTTTGAGAAAATGCGTGAGGGATCTGTTGGAGGGAGTCCACTAGTTTTTGACAGCACAATGGAATATACGCCACTTGAAATTGATACTAACGTATTGCAATTAATCACAAGTAATAACTTTAGTACGGCTCAAATAGCAAAAGCGTTGCGCGTGCCAAGTTATAAGTTGGGCGTAAACAGTCCTAATCAGTCTGTAGCGCAATTAATGGAAGATTACGTAACAAATGACTTGCCATTCTATTTTGACGCTATAACGAGCGAAATAGGGCTTAAAACGCTTAACGATGGAGACAGGCGACTGTATCATGTTGAATTCGATACACGAAGCGTCACGGGTCGCAATGTCGATGAAATTGTCAAATTGGTTAATAACCAAATTTTGACACCTAATCAAGGATTGGTTGAACTTGGTAAGCAAAAATCAAAAGACCCTAACATGGATAGGTACCAGTCTAGTCTCAATTACGTGTTCTTGGATAAAAAAGAAGAATATCAAGATCAAGTTGGAGTCAAAGGGAAAAGGGGTGAGGTAAATGCCAAAGAAAATAAACCTTAAAGGTCCACTAATTGCTAATAATTCACAAGAAGTCTATGACTATTATGGCATGGAGGCTGTTAGTGCTAAAAGCATTATTGACAAATTGCCAGAAGATAATAGCGACATTATCTTGGAAGTTAATTCAAATGGTGGTCTCGTTACTGTTGGTAGCGAAATATATACCGCTCTGCGAAATTACAAAGGGAAAGTAACCGCAGAAATCACAGGAATGGCTGCGAGTGCAGCGTCTGTTGCAGTGATGGGGGCTGATAAAGTCGTCATGAGCCCAACGGCTCAAATGATGGTACATAAAGCTTTGTTTAATTGGGTTTCTGGTAATAGCGACGACTTGGACAAAGCTTCTAGCGCTCTTAAATCAAGCGATAAAGCCATTGTTAATGCTTATGTTGCAAAAACAGGTAAATCAGAAGATGAAATCATGCAATTAATGCGGAATGAAACTTTTATGTCAGCACAAGATGCTGTTGAGAGCGGATTTGCAGATGAAGTGATGTCGTTTGAAGCTATAGCAAGCATTGACAATCAAATGTTGCCACAAGCGGTTATTGATGACTATTACGCAAGCAGAAGCAAACGTAAGCAAGAGATTAATAACATGTTGCTAGAAATCGAAAAAGAAGAAATTTTACAAGGGCTATAAGCTCTTTTTATTGGAGGAAGAAAATGTTTGACGAAAAAATCGAAGAAATTAAAGCGGATATCACTGAATTAAACAAAGTGATTGCTGCTAAAACCGCAGAAGTCAAAGCTGCTTTAGAATCAGATGACTTAGAAACTGCTCGTTCTGTTAAAGCAGAGGTAGAAGCTACTAAAGCGAAATTAGTTGAATCAGAAAACGACTTGAAATTATATGAGTCTAGCGTTGAAGTTGGTGGTGCTGAAAATATTGGAGGAAAAGAAGTGACACAAGAGGAAAAAACATATCGCGAAAGTGTGAATGATTTCATTCGTTCGAAAGGTAAAATCGTAAACGATTCTTTACGTTTTGAAGGCAAAGATGAGGTACTTATGCCTATTAATGAGACAACCCCCGTAGAACCTAAAAAAGACGGTGTTAAGAAAACAGATGTAAAACCTGTCTCTAGTGAAGAAATCCTTTACACACCAGCTCGTGAAGTTAAGACAGTTGTTGATTTGAAACAATTCACAAGCATCCACCAAGCTAAAAAAGCATCTGGGAAATGGCCAGTTTTGCAACGTGCGACTGAAAAAATGGTTAGCGTTGAAGAATTAGAAAAAAATCCAAAACTAGGTAAGCCACAATTCACAAACGTCGCATGGGAAATTAAAACTTACCGCGGAGCTATCCCGTTGTCTCAAGAATCAATTGACGATGCAGACGTAGACTTGGTTGGTATTGTTGCTGAGACAATCGGTCAAATGAAAGTTAATACAACAAACGACGCTATCGCAACAGTTCTCAAGGAATTTGAAGCTAAGACAGTAAAAAACTTGGATGAAATCAAGAAGCTTCTCAACGTTGAATTAGATCCTGCTTACAATGTGTCATTTATTGTATCTCAAAGCTTTTATCAAACAATGGATACATTAAAAGATAAGAATGGTCGTTACCTACTTCAAGATTCAATCACTTCTGTTTCTGGGAAAGTATTCCTCGGAAAACCTGTTTTTGTGCTAGCTGATGAGGTTTTAGGTAAAGATACAGCATTTGTCGGAGATTTCAAACGTGGTGTATTATTCGCCGACCGCAAAGACCTTGGACTTCGTTGGGCAGATAACGAAATCTACGGTCAATACTTGCAAGCAGTTCTTCGCTTTGGCGTTTCAAAAGTTGATGACAAAGCTGGCTACTATGTGACATTCAAACCAGAACAATTGCCCTCATAAGGCCACTCAGGGAGTGGCGCAACCAGAAGTAAGCAGTGCTACAGTTGTTGGTAAACCAACCAAAGACAGCACCATTGAAGATATTAAAAAATATCTAACAAGCCAAAATATTGACTTTAGCGGTAAGACGCTAAAAGCAGACTTGTTAAAACTGGCTGGCGTTGAAGAGGTATAGTTATGACTGTATCTAAAGAGCTGCTAGATAGTGTGAAACTCTATTGTAAGATAGATTTTGATTTTGAAGATGACATTATTGAGGAAATGATTGCATCAGCACAAGAACAAATATGTTTTGCAATAGAAGAAGGCTCTACTCCAGAAATGTTTAAAAACTACGCTAAGTTTTCCTTAGCGGTTAAAAAACAGGTAAAGGAAGAGTATGATCATCGTGGGTTATCGGCGGATACTAATCGTTATCCGCTTGCCAACGGTGTTTTGAACATTATCCATCAATTGAGATTGAGGGGTGGTGACGCATGATAACGCGGAAGATGAATGTTAGAATTACTATCTTTAACCAAACAGGCGGACAAAACGAAGATGGTGAAGTTGTAGACAACATTCGTGAAGATTTGTATACCTGTTGGGCGGAAGTTATAAAAACGCAACTGAGAGATTTTAATTATCAATCGAAATTTCAAAATGCAAGTGATTTGCCTACAAACAAAGATACAAAAACGTTTTTAATCAGATACAATCCTAAATTGTCTATCGATAACACTATGTTTGTCGATTTTAACAAACGTATATATAAGATTGACAAAATTGAATTGGACGAGTCTGGTAAAGATATTACTATGATTAGCGGGGTTAGCATGTCATGACAAAAGGACTTGATGGTATTTTGGATAATCTTACTAAACTTGAGGTTAAAGCGCCTAACGCTGCGAAAGGAGCGGTTACGCAGGTTGCTGAGGAGTTCGAAAAGGCTTTGTCTAGAAATACACCAATAGATTATTCAGTTCATGATACTAAATTGAAATATGATACTACGACAAGTGGTTTCAAAGGAGCTAACGTCGGCATTATATCAAAAGATATCGGTTACGGTCGAAAGACTGGTTGGCGCGCTCATTTCCCGAATAGTGGGACAATCTATCAAAAAGGACAAGACTTTGAGGAAAAGACTATCAATGAGATGACGCCGAGAGCAAGAGAAATTTACGCTCAAAAAGTTAAGGAGGGACTTGGGCTTTGATTGCTGAGACAACAGCTTATAAATTATTAAAAAACGATAGGACATTGAACGAGTTGTTGGATAAGCTCAGAGGTGGTCCTTTTAAAAATGGGTTTGAACAAGGTATTTTTACTTACGATATACCAGACAACCCAATTGATGTACAAAAAGTAGAGCTAGCCCCATTTATGCGCATAAATACGACGTACGATGGACCATCCCTATATGCGGATGATGATATGGTTAGCAATGAACAACGTATTACAATCAATTTTTGGTGTAAAACGGCTTCTCAGTCTGACCAGATTGCGAAGTGTATAGACGATGTTTTAAAAAAAGGCGGTTTTGAAAGATATACCGCGAATGAAAAGCCAAGATACAAAGATAGCGATATTGACTTACTAATGAATGTAAGGAAATACCGCTATTTTGATTTTTATTAAGAAAAGAGGAACTAAATGGGAAAAGTAAAATTTGGACTACGTGATTTCCAGTATGCAGTGCTTGGAGATGATGACAAAGTAAAAGAAAAAAAAGATGGCGTCAAGTCATTGCCTGGGATGAAAGCAGCGAAACTTGATATTACCAACGAGTTAGTGACAGTTTTGGCAGATGATGGACCGTATGTTGTTTTATCTGGCGGTATTACGGAAACTAAATTAGAAATTGAGGTGTTAGATTTGACGTCCGAAGCTCGGCAAGCTTTCTTTGGTATAAAGGCAGAAAATGGTATTGAAAAATACAATAAATCGCTCACGCCTAACAATGTTGCTTGTATGTTTAGAACGAGTGATGAAAACGACAAAGCGATTTGGGTCGGCTTGCTAAAAGGTAAATTTAACATTCCAGGTATGGATACAAAAACAAAAGAGGGTGCACCTAACCCAGAGGCGGACAAGGTAACTGGAAATTTTGTTGCTCGTGGGTCTGATGGGGATGTAGTAGTTATTGGACGTGAAGATGCAGAAAAATTTGATTTGAATGCTTTTAGAAAACTTGTGTTTGATGGCGCAACTGGATTGGAAAACTCAGTATCAAATTCCGCTTCAAAATTAGGATCGAGTGACCACAGCGCATTGTAGTATAAAAGGTTGGATTTAAATCCAGCCTTTTATTTTTTGATAAGGAGGGAAACATGTACGAAATTACACTAAAAAAAGGTGGTGTAGATAAGACTTTTTCAAAAGATTTTATCAATGTTGAAGATAATCTATTAGCAGTTGAACACCAAGTTAGACAAAGCGCTGTATTTAGCAGTGATGAACACCGCTTAGATGCAAAAGAGCATCGCAAATTAAACGAATCATACTTACAAATGTTTGTTGAAATGTACGGAAATCAATTTACTATCGATGACTTAAAACAGTCAGACATGACTGTTTTGGACAAATTGAATGATCTTTTTGTTGACGCTTTAGGCGGAGAAAAAGAGGAAGACGAAAAAAAGGAACGATAACTCCTCAAGAAGCTAAAGACAACTTGCTCTTGTGGATTCAGAGTCTGCTAAAAAATGGTTATACCATTTTAGATATCAAAAAAATGCGCTTATCAGATATAGAATTGATGGTGCAAGCACTAGAGATAAACTTTGCTGAAAAAGAAGAAGTGGTTGAAACAACCTTGGACAAGGCTTTTCCATTCCTTTTCGGCTAGAAAGGAGAATAGATGGGAAACATAGGTGATTTAGTAGCAACTGCAACTCTTGACATAGCGCCTTTTATGGCTAACACAAGAAACCTAAAAACTTACATGAAAACTTTAGATAACTCTCTTAAAGCTGTTGAAAATAGCTTTAAAGGTCACGGTAGTCGTGTAAAAGGACTTAAAGCTGTTTATGCAGAAACGGGTAGTGCTCTGAAAGGTTATCAAGAGTTACTTAAGCGACAATCACAAAAATACAGTGAATTAAAAGAAAGTATCGGTGATGTTGACAAAGCCACTGCCAAACAAAAAAAATCATTAATTAACGCCAAGTCGGCAATGATGGAGACTGCGGCAAAAGTTTCAGAATTGCAAAGTCGCTTAAAAGCACTCGCAACAGAAACAAGTGTTTTTACTCGTTTTGGCAACGCAGCAGAACAAGCTGGGAAAAAGATGAGGTCGTTTGGAGATTCTGTGTCTGGTGTTGGCGCTGCTTTTACTAAAGGGGTTACAGCACCTATTGCAGCAGGAGCAGGATATGCAATTAAAGCAGCAATTGAATATGAAGATGCGTTTGCTGGTGTGAAAAAGACTGTTGATGAAGTAAAAGACTCGAACGGAAAAGTAATTTATTCTTATGATATGTTGTCTAAAGGGATTAGGCAAATGGCTAAAGAGATACCAGCATCAACAACCGAAATATCTCACGTTGCAGAAGCAGCTGGCCAATTGGGTATTAAAACAAAAGACATCTTAGGGTTTACTCGTGTCATGATTGACATGGGAAAATCTACTAACTTGTCATCAGAAGAAGCTGCAACAGCATTAGCTAGGTTTGCTAATATCACACAACTAGATCCATCTAGGTACAGCAATCTAGGTAGCTCAATTGTTGAATTGGGTAACAACTTTGCGACAACTGAAAAAGAAATCGTTGAAATGGGTCTTCGCTTAGCTGGTACAGGTAAGGTTGTAGGATTGACAGACCCTCAAATTCTTGGTTTGGCAACAGCTATGAGCTCTGTTGGTATCGAAGCGGAAGCGGGCGGTTCGGCGTTTAGTCGTGTCATGCAAAAAATTAATACACAAGTGTTGTCTAGTGGCGAAGATTTGTGGAAGTTTGCAAAAATTGCTGGTAAATCCGCTGATGAATTTGCTGCGTCTTGGAAGAAAAATCCACAAGAAGCCATTATTGACTTTGTCAAAGGGTTGAAGCGTTTTAAGGATGAGGGCAAAGACGTAACCGCTTACCTAAAAGATATGGATATTAATTCCGTGCGTGAAATTGATACATTGCAACGTCTAGCAGGAGCAGGCGATTTGTTAGGAGATGCTTTTAAATCGGCTAATAAAGGTTTTAGTGAAAACAAAGCATTGATGAATGAAGCTAACAAACGCTATGAAACAACTGCATCTAAATTACAGATGTTAAAAAACCAAGTGAATGATGTTGCTATTGAATTTGGAGGACCTCTAATTGACGCACTACGCGATGGTTTAGAAGCGAGCAGACCTTTTATCAAAGGAGTAGCTGACTTAGCAAAGAGTTTTAGTTCTCTCGACAAAGAACAACAACGCCAAATCATAAAATGGGGGCTCATTGCAGCTGCATCTGGGCCTGCTCTATCCATTTTTGGTAAAGGCGTTGGCGTAATTGGTGGAACGATTCAAGGACTAGGAAAATTAAGCAAAACGTTAGGCACACTCTCCGGGAGTCTGGGAGCAGCAAAAACTGGAGCTGCTGCTTTAGGAGTTGGAGCGGAAGGTGCAACTACTGCATTAACTGGAATGAGTGGAGCGGCAGCATTGCTAGGGAATCCCGTAACTTGGGGTGTTGTGCTAGGAGGAGCTGCTGCGCTTGCTGTCGGATACTTTGCTCAAAAAGCCTACGAAGCGCACCAACGTACGCAAGAGTGGGGGACTAAAGTTAGTCAAGTACAAGCCAATGAACTGCAATCCTTTAAAGATAAGGTTGATCAAACAAATCAATCAATGGAAGGCTTTAGAGGGGGAGCTGAACAGGTTAACTCCGTGAAGACAGCGTTCCAAGGTTTAGTTGCTGAAATTGAAAAGCTAGAAAATAAAGATTTAAGCGAAAAAATCAAACTTGCAGAACAATTTGGTTTTAGCCAAGGTACGATGGACCAAATAAAAAAATCTAGCCGACAAACTGTAGAGAATGTTAAACAGATGTCTGATGAAGTTATCAATATCTATCAAAATGCTAGTAATGAACACAGAAGATTAACCGAAGAAGAAAAAGCTGTTGTATTAGCGAATCAAAACGAGCTTATCAATGTGCAACTGTCAAAATTGAACTACTCTGCTAAAGAGAAAAAAGCTATCGTAAAAGCAATGAATGGCGATTTAAATTCATTGAATAGCCAGCAATTAACCAAAGCTCTTGAAGTTACTGAAAAATGGATAAAAGCAGAAAATAAGTCATACAATAAACTCAAAAGTGGTCTTAAAAAAGTTTACGACTCTATAAAAGGTAATGACAAAGAGGCTGTCAAAACTCGCGAAGAGATACACAAGAAGCAACAACAACTTGAAGCAGACCATTACTTAAAAATGGAAGCTTACGGCAAGCGCTACGCTGCAATTCAAAAGAAATTGCTAAAAGGTACTGCTAAATATTTAGACCCTCAATTGCAACAAGCGATGGTTAATGATGTTAAAAAACAAATGAAGGAGCTTGGTTTGTCTTACGAAGAGTTGATGACAAAGACAACCAAAGCGGCTTCAAAAGCGCAAGAAGTGAATACAATGTGGGCTAGAACCACTAAGAAATCTACAGAAGACCAAAAGCTTGCTAATTCGCAGTGGAATGGACTTGTCTGGAATCCCAAAACAGGTAAGTTAAAAACCAATGCTAAAGAGGAAGTAGCCAAGGCTCTTGAAGCGGAAGGTGGCTGGGACAGACTTAAGTTTATTGCTAAAAACGCAAACCTAGAAACAAACGCTCGGATAACCATGGCAGAAGTACTTGTAGAGACTGGCAAATGGGATACCCTTACTCCAGAAGAGAAAGAGTTAGTTGTTGATGGGCATCAAGGTATTCAAGCTATAGTAGAAAGTAAGCAACATTTAGAAATATGGAATAGTTTGCCAGAAGAAGTTAAGCGGATTTTAGGGGATAACAAAGACTTCCTGAATAAAAAAGGAGTTGCAACACGAACTCTTGAAAATTGGAATGCTTTAAAACCAGACGAAAAAAAATTACTCGCTAAAAACTTAACAAAAAAAGGGAAAGATGAAGCACAAAAAACGATCAATAGCTTAGTCGGAAAAGAAGTCAAAGTGACAGCGGCTAATAAAACATTGTCCGGAGTTAACAGCGCTCAAAGAACATTAAATAGTGTGCAAGATAAACATGTCACTATTTGGGCGTCAATCAAAAAAACTGCGAGTGACTTATGGAGCAAACTAACAGGATACGCTGTTGGTACAGACTACCACCCTGGTGGACTTGCGATGGTCAACGACCAAAAAGGTTCTTTATATAAAGAGTTAGTAACATTACCAAACGGACAATCTTTTATCCCAGATGGACGTGACGTTATCTTGCCACTCCCTCGTGGTTCGAAAGTCATGAAAGCAAGTGCTACTCGTGATTACATGTATGACTTAGGAATACCAAAATATGCAAACGGTATTGGTTTTGACAACACTAAGATTGCTAATATCACGCAACGAATGAGCGAACTTCCTAAAAACACAGTGACTTCAACAACAGATGATAAGTTGTATTGGATGATTGAGGAAATGATTGCAGTTTTAAAATCTACTAAAGATAACAGCGTTATTGAGCAAGCTTTAGACATTGCAGAACAAGCAATAGAGCGTCCAGTAGAACTTTACTTACAGGACGGTCAGTGGGTAGCTAAAGTTGCGGACCGCATTACAAATTATCAAACGCAACGAAATAGTCGCAATAATCGAATGAAAGGAATGCTAAATTGAAATTTATTTATGACGGTGTAGACATGTCTAAATTTTTTAGGATATCTCGTGTTGAGCGGTCTATAGGAAATGAACGAACATTGTCGTTGAATGAGACGTTTCAACTTGGTACAGCTATTCGTGGCATAAAGACGGGCGCTAAAATTATCAAAGTACATATAGAGCCACTAGAAATAAATGGCGTTTTAACCGAGCAATTAAAACATGAACTTGCTGGTGTGTTAAATGTTGACAAGCCTAAAAAAATGACGTTCGGAGATGAACCAGATAAGTACTATCTCGGGCTTGCACAAGGTGAGATTTCGACAGAAAAAGTAGCAAGGTGGTATCAGAGGGCTGTTATCACTTTTTACATACCAGACGGCGTTGCACATTCGACTACTTACAAAAAGTTTTTAGATTACACGCGAGATGGAAATAAACTAACCTTTAAATTGCAAAACGAAGGTAACACAAATGCGTTGCCAATAATCAAAATTAAACATAACTCTGAAAATGGCTATATTGGTCTTGCAAACGAAACAGGTGCTTTTGCACTTGGATCATCAGAAGAAGAAGACGGGACTGTCGTGCATCGTAACGAAGTCCTTTTTGATTACTCAAAAGCTATTGCAAAAGCTTTAGAAGGTGCTCCAAATGTTGCAAAACTCAACTATATGCCACCAACATTTGACTCGGAATTAAAGCGCATGCGCCTTGATAATATTTTAGGCTCTGGCAAAGGTGGAGAGTATGTAGCTATTGGGAATAGAGGCACCACACCCGGCTACACCGAGCACGTTGGGACACGTACATTTACTATAAACCCCGATTCTAACGGCGAGTACACGTTTAATGAACACTTGTGGTGGCAACAGATTTTTATTGCAACAGCGCAAGACCAAAAGGGATTTTTGAAACTTTGTGTAACGGGAATCAACGATGAATTTTTATATGGCATCGAAACTTACAAACGAAAAAATGGTTTTGAAACAGAATACAATTTCTTTGCTCTTGATGATGACGGTGTTGGCTGGAGATTTTACAAGCAGTTTGAATTTCAAGCAGATAGAAATTATCACAATCCTTTTTCGATGAATAGAAGCAGAGCGGTTGAGATTTTCAGAGAAGAAGATAAGTTCCGTATTTACTTTAACGGTGCGCATCATCATGTAACTGTTCCGTCCCTTAAAGGGAAAAAATCCCGCAAGATACACTTGGCAATGGGGACATGTAGTGACAGCTCTAAATATATCAACTATAACCTTTTCGAAAAGGTCAACTTTGAAAAAATGGGAGTGTCTCACTACAACAATATTGTTAATAAGTATCAGCCAGGCGATGAAGTGGTTATCAATTTTGAAAACGACACAGTCAAAACAAAAGACTTAGATTCCATTCAAGACATGGTTTTAGGTTCGACACCTATATTTATACCGCCCGGAAAAACAGAGTTGGTTATGCAGTTATCTAAGTTTTCTCAATCTGCGCCAAACGTTGAAATATTGATGGAAGAGAGGTGGTTATAATAACGCTAGTAATACATGATTCTAAGCTACATCCTGTTTTGTTGCTAGACAACGAAAAGCAAGGGACACTTAATTATTTTGATGACACATGGACTAGACAATTAACTACAGGCTCATCTGTTTTTGAGTTTTCTGTGTACAAAAAAACACTTGAAGGAGACAACCCACTCAATCATAAGTATCAAGTGCTTAATGACCAAGCGTTTGTATCGTTTGTACATAAAGATAAAGTACAGCTCTTTAATATCATGCAGATCGAAGAGACTGAAACGACTGTACGTTGTTATTGCGAAAACTTAAATTTAGAGTTGCTAAACGAGTATTGCAACCCGTACAAAGCCACTAAAGCGATGTCGTTTGAAGAGTATCTTGTAGCATTTGACATTTTAAACTGGGGAGCTTTGACAATTGGCACAAACGAAGTAAAGGACAAGAAGCTAACTTTAGAATGGACTGGTCAAGACACTAAACTGGCTCGCTTGTTATCGATTGCTAATAATTTTGATGCAGAAATTGAGTTTGAAACGCAACTACACAATAACTACACGTTTAAAGCTTTTATCATAAACATCTATAAAGAATACGAAGAAGGCAAGTCATACGGTGTTGGCCGTGATAGAAGTGACACTGTGCTTAGATACCAAAAAAATATCGCTGGTATTACTAAAAAGCTTGATAAGCGTCAGATTTACAACGCAATACGCCCTTACGGTAAAAAGACTGTAAAAGGTGAGCGTGTTGTCTCTAATCCTGTTACACGTAAAGTCACTAAGACAGTTGGCTCTAACAAGACTTACTTAGGCGGCGATATTAAATATTACGGTCACACAATCAAAAAAGCCAACGTACAAGCGATTATAAACTATGCTGTACAATACAACATTTTGCCAAGTGGCATCATTACACAGCTTTATTTAGAGAGTTTCTGGGGTGATTCGACAGTTGGTAAACGTGACAACAATTGGGCAGGTATGAGTGGCGGAGCACAGACACGTCCTAGCGGAGTAAAAGTCACTACTGGTATGGCTCGTCCTGCAAACGAGGGCGGAACGTACATGCACTATGCTAGTGTAGACGACTTTTTAAAAGACTATACTTATCTTTTAGCAAAACAAGGGATTTATAATGTCGTCGGCAAAAAGAATATAGCAGACTATACAAAAGGGCTTTTTAGAGCTGGTGGAGCTAAATATGACTATGCAGCAGCAGGATATCAAAGCTACACAAATTTGATGACTAATATCCGAAATGGTATCAATAAAGTAACTGGAAATATCCTAGATACTATTGATAAGCTGTGGCAAACGCCAGTACAGCCTATAACAGCCGTAAACGTAGCTAGAAGAGCTACTAAGACAATGCAAGCACTAAATGAAGCTACTAGACTTAAAGGTCGCAGAATCGGCTCAGGGCAGTGTTATGCTTTGTCTGGTTGGTACGCTAAGAAGTTAGACGGAGCTTGGATTGATAGTTCCATCGGTGGTATCCGTGGTCGCATTGGCGGTGGTATGGCTGCTGCCTTGATTGGTACTGACTACAATTGGGGTTCGTATGGATGGAAAGTAGATAAATCACCTAACGCTGGAAACTTAAAAGCTGGTGGTATTTATAATGTACGAGCAAATCGAGGCGCTCCTTTTTATACCACAGGCTGGGGGCATACAGGTATTATCAAGAGTGTGTCCAAGACCAGAGTTACTGTTTTGGAGCAAAACTTTGTTGGTCGCATGTATGTTGTCGAAAACTCATATGACATTAACTCTTTCGCATCTGGATTACAAACAGTATGTTACCCTCGTGAAATAGCGCAAGGTATGTCTGTCAATGGTGCGACTACTCAGCAAATCACTGGCGGAACACAGATATCGTACGAAGAAGTTGTACAAGAGGCGCAAACAGAAACATATGAAGAAGAGCAAATCATCTATATCGATAACTCTATCTACAAAGAGTGGAAAGACGAAAACGGGAAAGTAGAATACTATCTCAAAAATGGATTTTTGTACGCACCTTTATCAAGAGACCGTTATCCATCTGTTTTAACAGGTAACGAGACACGAGATAACTGGATACGAAAAGACATGGAAGTTGAGACTGATAGTCAAGATGTCTTGATATCAACTGCTTTAAAAGATCTAAAAGCACACGCTTATCCAGCAATTACTTACGAAGTTGATGGATATGTTGATTTAGAACTTGGTGATGTTGTGCGAATACAGGACGACGGATACGAGCCACCGCTAATTCTCACAGCGAGGGTTACTGAGCAAGAAATATCCAGTACAAATCCCAACTCTAACAAAACTAAATTCAGCAATTTTGTCGAAAAAGAAAGTCAGTTAGCTACTGATTTGATCAGCGATATGCTACGTCTTTACGACGAATCAATTCCATATGAAATCACGCTAGCAACTTCGAATGGTGTCGCTTTTAAAAATGGCACTGGTGAATCTGTCCTAACTCCTAGCTTGCAAAAGAACGGGAAAGACTATGAAGCAGTTTATTTTTATAAAAATGGTGACTCGCTAATTGATATCGGACCATCGCTAATTGTTAAAGCAAGCGACTTTAACCACGTTTTAAATATAACAGTTGAGGCATATTTAAATGAGGAACTTGTAGCAAGTACGCAAATATCCTTTACAGATACTGAAGATGGAGAAAAAGGCGATGATGGTAAGTCATCATGGACAGCGTGGGCTAATTCAGAAGATGGAAAAGTTGATTTTAGTATAACTGAGTCTAAAAATAGAAGGTTTATTGGAACTTATACTGGTATAGA